TTGGTATACTAAAATAACGCAAAATCTGGCCCACTTGCCAGATTTTGTCACCTATTACGAAGCAGAATTGAACCAGGCCAAACAGGAAACTGGCATCCGGGGCAACATAGAACGCAACCTGGCGGCCCTGCCTGGTATCACAGAGCATCGTTTCAATCAATTGCAAGAGATTGAGGCTGTGCTGAACTTCCTGAACATTCAGTTACGCAAGATTCGTAGCACTGCGTTCCGTAAGTATCTGGAAAACTACAATCGTGCCTTGACCAGCCGTGATGCTGAAAAGTATATTGAAAGCGAGGCCGATGTGGTTGACATGGAAACCCTGATCAACGAGGTAGCACTCCTGCGTAATCGTTGGCTGGGCATCATGAAGGGACTGGAAGCCAAGCAATGGCAACTGGGTCACATTACCCGACTCAGAACTGCTGGCATGGAAGATGCCTCAATCTAATAAATACCGGATTGGGAGAACTATTTTGGAACCAGGCAAGATTAGAAACATACTTGAAGGGCTAGAAGCACTGGCTGAAAGCACTGGACTGGCTGGTCGTAAAGCCGGCGACAGATTCGTTGATCCAGCCACACAAGACGAATTGATTTTTCAGGACTTGAAGTTCTTTCCTGAAGAAGGTGGTCGTTTCACTCCTGAACAACTGGATTCGGCACTGGAGAGTATCACTGGTCAACTGGGGGTTCCAGTTCAATGGGAAAACAATCGCAGCCCACGCACTGGTGGTTTCGCTATTGCTACATTTAGCCAAGGTAAAACACCCATTGTTACCGGTCGTTACTTTGAAAGCATCAAGCCACAGGCCACTGACAACTACTTGCCTAACATTGTGCTGGGTCGTTACAAGTTTGCTGGCAAGAGTGCGGCCAAGGCACAGGCTGGCCTGACTCCACAGGACCTGTTGACCGATCAGACTGGTCTTACCATACCTCGAATCATGACACAACTGGCCGCGAAGTTAGGCACAGACAATCCACTGTATCATGTGGCACACCATATTGCCATGGGTGAGGACCTGCCCATGACTATTCGTGCTCCTGAAGGCGTGAGTTTCAGTGCGTTCCGTGACTACTTTTGCGAAATACTACAGCCCATGGCTCTACAGATGGGTCAATACACTGGCAATGGAGACGAGGCCGCAGAATTGTTCCTGGGTCAGGAAGGCTTCGGTGGAACCTTGATCAACTTTGACGCCAGTAAAAATGCTGGCCTGAGTGACAGCACATTAGAAAGTCCGGATGGACGCATTGTAAAAGTCAGTAGCAAGGGCGGTGCTGGTGCCACAGCCAGTGCCAAGAACCTGTTGAACAGTGTTGAAGAACTGCGTGGTACCGCCGCTGGCAAAAAGTTACTGAACAAATACCAGCCTGAGATAGACATGGTGCAAGAGATTGTCAAGTCTGGACAGGCTGGAGCACCACTGTATCTGGGTGAAAAGTTCAACATCATTACTCCCGAAGAAGCAGAAATCATACAGGGTTTGAAGGGCAGTCGCCCAGCCAACATTCAAGATGAAGCACAGTTGCAAGCCATGGGCTTGACACCCAATCTGATAGAAATGGCCCAGAATCGCGGCACAGAAACTCCTGAAGCCACTAATTTATACTATCACTTGATTGCGGCAGTGGCACACAAGGCAGTGGTTCACGTGAATGACAAAACCAACTTTGCCGAAGCCGCCAGCAGTATCCTAAACAATGGTGCCCTGATACAGGTGTACACCAAGGCCAGTGAGAAAGGCGGTAACTGGACGTTACAAGGATTTGACACCAAGTATCCAGGTGAAAGTGTGAGTGGTGTTCAACTGAGTGCCAGCAAAACTTACTACAGCACTGGCATCAAGGGCAATTTCACATTCAAGATTCTGCGTGGCAATGCCAAAGCCGCACCAGATGATGACACACCCGAAGTGCCGGCACCGCCAGTAGCCAAACCCAAAAGTATGCGTGAACCTGGTATCAGCACCCGACCCACAGGCCGCGGGCTTGGTGCGGGTCGTGGTTTACGATAAACCAAATTTGACAATAAATTCCCGAACTGATACACTCTGGGCATTGTGATAAAGGAGCAAGCAATGTCTGGCTTTGTTGATATTGGTGGTATGACTGATGAGCAAGTCAAGCGTATGGGCCATGTTGATGAACTGGGTCCTGAGGATCGTCAGCCGCGCAAGGCTACCCGCGGCCCGCGTTTCACTTATCGGACCCTCCCCACTGACCTGGTGTTCCAGGCAGCCTGTGCGGCCAACCGCATTCAAAATGGCCGCTATGTGAAAAACAGCCTGGAACAGGATGCTACAGGTGCCTTGGTCACTGTCCGGACCAACCGTGAAATCATGCTAGAGATTCTGGCCAATCCTGACCAGATTCAGGAAGTGGACTGTGCTACAGCCACTGATGTTCGCCGCCACTATCAGGGTTTACAGTTCCGCATCCTGGCTGGCAAAGTCCTGAGCGAACTGGAATCCAAGGCCCTAGCCTACGCCAGTGGTGACACTATCAGTGAGCGTGATATTGGCCTGGTTGCCTACTTGCCGTCGGGCTATGCTCAGGCTCAACGCCGTAGTTCCATCGAGGAGCGTATTGCGGATGCCCGTGGCGGTTATGTGGGTGCGGTGGGCACCAAGGTCTCCTGCGAACTGGAAGTCCTGCGTTGCAACTACAGCCAGCAGTGGAACACTTACTTTGTGACTGGCATTACCACCAATGACCAGGCTGTGTTTTTCGCCAATCGCAAGTCCTTGACTGTGGGAACCACTGTGCGTGCCACTGGCAATGTCAAGGCACACCGTGACGGTCAAACCCAGATGAACTATGTAAAAATTGCTTGATCCAGAATTTGACAAATAATCGGTTTGGTCGTATACTAGAGGCTTAGACAGTCAACAAACGGAGATACAAATGGCTACTCGTTCTACTATCGCCCTGGAATTTGCTGACGGCACTGTGGGTCAAATCTACTGCCACTGGGATGGCTACATTTCCAATAACGGCCAGATTCTATTTGAACACTATCAGGATCCGTTCAAGGTTCAGGAACTGATTGATCTGGGTGACTTGAGTACCCTGGGATACAACATTGGCCAGAAGCATGGGTTCGGTGAGGTCACCCAGGACTGCACATTCTACGGCCGTGACCGTGGAGAGGATGGTGTTGCGGCCCGCTACTTTACAGATTTCCAGGATTACCTGGCACACCATCAGTACGAGGAGTATGAGTACATCCTGCGTAAGGATGGCCGCTGGTATGTAAAGTCCTACAGCACTGAAGGCTTCATTACCCTTGCTGAAGCAATGGTACGGGAGCAAGTGCCCGTAGCCTAAATTTGACAATAAATCATTTTGGGCATATAATAGTCACATAGACAGTTAGATAACGGAGCAAGCGATGACTTTTGAACAAGCAATGGCAGTGGTTGAGGACTATAAGACCAACTACGGTTTTCCCGGCTTGCTGGAAACCCTGGAAGATATGCGGGAAAACACTGAGTGGCTGGACAGAACCCAGCGTCAGGCTTTTCGTGTAGTCTTTAATGAAATGGCCCGGTTGTTTGCCCCGGCCTGAAATTTGACAAATAATCAGTTTGGGCATATAATAGAGTCTTAGACAGTCAGATAACGGAGCAAGCGATGACTACCAATTTTCCGATTTTGGCCCGCGCCACCAACCTGCCCATTGAACACCTCGAGTCTCTGAAGCAGTTTTATAAAGTGCTGGCCGCCCTTGAAGGTAAAAAAGTTCGTATCCGGTACCGTGGTCCTCGCCGCAAGTACCCTTCTGGTCGCATTTCCTATGAGGGCAAAAACGACTGCCTGAAAAAGGACGCCAAAGCATTCGCCGTGTATTTTGTATAATTTGACAATAAATCGGTTTGGTACTATAATAGAGTCTTAGACAGTCAACGAACGGAGCAAATTATGAAGATCGTGATCCAGACCCAAATCCGCGAAAACTACGGTTCGGCTGACCAGCCCTACTGGAAGTGCAAGGGTGGTAGCACTTTCGTTGTTCCGGATCTGACTCCAGCCCAGGTTGCCCGTGTCCAGCGTGACGGCATCCCCACCCTGGAAGCCCTGATTGGCTCCATGACCCCCATGTACGAGGAGTACGTGCTGGGCCACACCATCGTGGAGGACACGGCGGTAGTGTGCGAACCCTGGGAAACCCCTTACGAACTCCGCTGGACGGGTGGTCGTTGGGTGGCCAACCGCACCGTGGAGAACGGTGAGTACGGCTATATGAACTCTCGGGTCGAGCGTAAGACCGAAGAGTATGACATGGAGATGGGTGGCGGTGTGGCCAACTATCGTGTGGTCTACACCATGCGTAATGGTGATGTTATCACTGGCGACCAAGTGGCCCAGTATTTCCAGCAGGCCGCCTAAATTTGAAAACCAAGAAAGGAAATTTTATGCATAAACAAGCTGCCATTAATACTGCTATGATTGTTTTGGCATTCGGACTCAGTGGTGCAGGATTTGCTGCCATGATGATGATTGCCCCCTTGTTCACCATGACGGCACTGGGCATTGGTGGTCTGGTGTTTCTAGTCAGAGCCATTTACCAGATTGAGCGTGGCCGAATCCAGTGTGAGCAGAGCCAGGAAGAACTCCGTAAGCTCCGCTGAAATTTGACAATAATTCGGGTTTGTCATATAATAGTGTCTTACACAGTTGCAAAGGAGATATCGCAATGGATCAGGTTCGCATCATTCGTGGTGACTTCAAGGGTCAAAGTGTCCACAACACCACGTTCCGTATGCTTCAGCCCGTTCAGACCAACCGTAAGGGTGCCTTCATTGTGGTAAAAAATGAAGGTCAACTTGAGGGCGGCAAGACCATCCGTATTAGCGTAGAAACCATGAATGATTTTGAATATGTAAAGGGCGCCCGCGCCCAGGCAGCCGCAGATGCCATCCAGTTTACCCCCGTGGCCCAGGCTGTAGCCGAGGCAGTGCCTGCTGAGTCCGATGACCAGGCCATGGATCGCATTGCCACCCGTTTCGCCATTCTGGATGAAATGAGCCGTGCCGCTATCAACGGTGACATTCGTGCCATGATTGTGAGTGGCCCTCCTGGCGTGGGCAAGAGTTTCGGTGTGGAGACTCAACTGGAGAAGGCCAGCCTGTTTGACAAGTTGGCTGGCAAGAAGATCCGTTTTGAGATTGTCAAGGGTGCCATGACTCCCTTGGGCTTGTATGCCCAACTGTACAAGTTCAGCGATCCGGGCAATGTGCTGGTGTTTGATGACTGCGACAGTGCCTTCGGCGATGAACTGGCCCTGAACATCCTCAAGGCTGCACTGGACAGTGGCAAGCGCCGCCGTATCTTCTGGAACTCGGACAGCGCCATGCTCCGCCGCGAAGGCATTCCTGATAGTTTTGAGTTCAAGGGTTCGGTGATTTTCATTACCAACCTGAACTTTGAGAATGTGCGTAGCAAGAAGATTGCCGACCACCTGGAGGCACTTCAGAGCCGTTGCCACTACCTGGATCTGACCATCAACAGTGAGCGTGACAAGATGCTCCGCATCCGTCAGGTGCACCGTGATGTTAGCCAGGACCAGATCGGCGGTCTGTTCGCTACTTACGATTTTGCTGGCAACGAGGCTGACCAGGTTCTGGACTTCATGTGGGAGAATCGTGCCCGTCTGCGTGAAGTGTCGCTCCGCATGGCACTCAAAATTGCCGATCTGGTAAAGATCAGCCCCACGAACTGGCGTGTGCTGACCCAGAATACTTGCATGCGTAATGCTTGATTTTTCCCGTGGTATTTCCTTAGCGGATCAGCCATGATCCTTGGCCCGGTGGTAACACCGGGCTTTTTTATTACTGCATAGATATTGACAAATGCTACCTAAATAAGTAGAATCTTATACAATGAGAACCTGTAAGATCATCATTCGTGATGAAGTAAATGCCAAGATAGAAGGCCTTGAACTGGCAGAACGGCGACACCTAAGCCGAATGTTTGAATACGAAATACCTGGTGCCAGGTATTTGCCTGCGGTCAGGCTGGGACGCTGGAATGGCAAAGTGTCCTATTTTCAACTGGGCGGCAGTACCTACATCAATCTGCTAGAAGAAATCATTCCGTTCCTGAGTGAGCGTGGCTATGATGTAGAACTGGAAGACTTGCGTGAGTATCAAACCACATTTACATTCAATCCAGTGGATGAGCAGACCTTCGCACACAAGACCTGGCCCAAAGGACACCCTGCGGCAGGTCAACCCATCGTGATGCGTGACTATCAGGTTAACATCATCAACCAGTTCTTGGCCAACCCACAGTGTTTGCAAGAGGTGGCCACTGGTGCTGGTAAAACCATCATTACTGCCGCACTTAGTTATAGTTGTGAGGCCATGGGTCGTACTATTGTGATTGTGCCCAACAAGAGTCTGGTGACCCAGACTGAGGCAGACTATGTGAACCTGGGACTGGATGTGGGTGTGTATTTTGGTGATCGTAAGGAAATGGGCCGCACTCATACCATATGCACCTGGCAGAGCCTGAATAACCTGCTAAAGAATACTCGCAATGGTGAAGCCGATGTTACCATTGGTGAGTTTATAGAAGGTGTGGTCTGCATCATTGTGGATGAGGTACATCAGGCCAAGGCAGACGCACTGAAGCAAATGTTAACTGGTGTCATGAGTCAAATACCCATTCGTTGGGGGCTAACTGGTACTATCCCCAAAGAAAAGTATGCCAGTCAAGCACTGTTTGTGAGCCTGGGTCCTTGTATCAACCGATTGAGTGCCAGTGAGTTACAAGACCAGGGTGTACTGGCACAATGCCATGTGAATATTGTTCAGTTACAAGATCACGCTGAGTTTAGTAATTATCAAAGCGAACTGAAACACCTCTTAGAAGATCGTAAGCGGTTAGACAAGATTGCTCAGTTGTCGCAAAGTGTCGCCGAATCAGGTAATACCCTGATCCTGGTTGATCGGGTGGCGGCTGGTGAGGCACTAGTCGAACGCCTGCCTGGTAGCGTGTTTATCAATGGCAGTACAAAACTGAAAGAGCGCAAGGAAGAATACGATGAAGTGGCGACGGCATCTAACAAGATTTTGGTGGCGACTTACGGTGTGGCCGCTGTGGGTATTAATATTCCAAGGATTTTTAATCTGGTACTTCTGGAACCCGGAAAGAGCTTTGTCCGAGTTATACAGAGTATTGGGCGTGGCATTAGAAAAGCGGAGGACAAGGATTTTGTCCAAATCTGGGACATAACCAGCAGTTGTCGTTTTGCCAAACGCCACCTCACCAAGCGTAAAGAATTTTACCGGGAAGCTAACTATCCCTTTGAGCTAGAAAAGTTAGAATACAAATGATAAGATACAAACATGAAAATATTGACCCTTGAAGATCAGAGTTATAATCTGGAGACATTGCCAGATGAAATAGATGACTTGCGTTTTGCTATCCTGGACAACAGTAATCCACACAATGTGGACTATCATTATATACCCTTGATATTCTTAGAAAGTTTCAACAGTCCAGCATTAGTGTTGCGAATTGATGATCAGATTATCAAAATGCCGCTAGACTGGCAGATACTGATTGGTGAACCTGACTTTGGTGATCTAGAAACAGTGCCACTAACCAGTATCAATGATCGTGGATTCAAGGCATTTGAATTTAATCCTCTCAGTGCATTCAGGCCCAGTTTTCTTGATATAGAAATAATAGATGTATATAATGATGTTACTTGGTACGCCCCCAGGCTCCGTAATGGTCAATTTTTGTGCGTGCCCATAGACAATTCTGAGCGACCCAGGTGTATCTATTTTGTAAAAGAAATCAGCCGCAATTGTGAGATTGTAGATTATGCCCAAGCCTTCTAAAGCAGTCAGCGCCGAGTTCAAGTTTCAAAACCAAGACTTTGATTTGTTTCAAGCCATTGAGGCAGTGGATCGTAAAAACTATGACTGGTATAGCTGCTTGACTGAAGAACAACAGCGCAAGTTTGTGCCCTACATGATGCTACACTGGATCAGCGCAGTCAAGGGCAATCTGGACGGATACTATTTGTTGAGCACTGACATTCATGCCAACAAATACATGTTCAACGAACGGGTACAGCATCATCCTGAACTACAGTGGTTGATGCTGTGTGCTAGTAGTCCCGGACGCGGCAAACAGTTCCATCAGTGGATCCCTCATCTAAGTGAAAAGGTTGGCAGCTTGCGTGAACCTGTAAACACCAAAACAGTATCTGAATATTTCGCTAAAATTTATCCCGGTGCAGACAAACAAGCCGTCACAGAGGCAGCAGAAGAATTTACACAGCAACAAAACCACAAGCAAAGATTGGCAGAAATTTTTCCTGACATGAAACTGGCTGATATTGAAATATTATCTCAGATGGTGTCTAAACAAGATATTGAACAGTATGAACAAGACAGTGGTGGATGATGAGCGTAAATGTGAGCATTGTGGTCGTACATTTCAACGCGACAACACACTGCTAAAGCATTTGTGCGAACCCAAGCGACGATGGATGGACCGTGATAGGCCAGCCAATCGTATAGCTCATGCTGCCTGGCAACAATACTATCAGACCTGTCATCCCAACAAGCGTAACCTAGAATATGCTGACTTCATGCGTAGTGCTTACTATAGTGCTTTTGTGAAGTTTGGCGGCTACTGTGTGGATATTCGTGCTGTAAATCCACAAGCATATGTGATCTATCTGATAAAAAATCGAACACCCATTGATAACTGGAACAGCGACAGAATTTATACTCGTTATCTAGTGGAATATTTGAGACTAGAAGATGGCATGGAGGCTGTAAAACGCAGTATTGACCACATGCTCACTCTGAGTGAACAAGAGAATGTGGCCTTGCTTGATGTATTAAGGTTTGTAAACCCCAACCGCATTTGTCACATGATCAGTGTGGGACATATTAGTCCCTGGGTACTGTATCACAGTGAAAGTGGCAGAGAATTTTTAAGTAAGTTGAATCCGGACCAGAGTGCTCTAGTCATGGAATACATTGATCCCGAACGCTGGCAAATTAAATTCATGCGTGAAGCCAGGCAAGTGGATGAAATTAGAGTATTGTTAGAACAAGCCAATCGCGTATGAAGTTTACCAGTGATATTGATATTGACTTTGGAGATCGTGAACAGATTCTGGATAAAATTCAGCATGTTCCTGCCAGCATCAGAAAAGAAACAGAAGTCAGGCGGCATAATACTGGTGTGTATGTAACAGATATACCGCATGATCCAGTACACAACATAGCAGCCATAGACTATCAGGAAGCAGAAGAACGAGGTTATATTAAACTGGACTTGTTGAATGTCTGGGTCTATCAATGGGTTCGTGATGAGCAGCATCTGACGGAGTTGATGCGTGAACCACACTGGTACAAACTAAAAGATCGTGAGTTCTTTGAGCAGTTGATTCACTTGAAGAACCATTACGAAACTCTGATGAGTATGCCTGAACCTGTGGATAGTATACCCAGACTAGCCATGTTTCTGAGTGTAATCAGACCGGGAAAGCGACATTTAATTGGCAAAAGCTGGTCTGAAGTTGCTAAATCAGTCTGGATAAAACCCGAGGATGGTAGTTATTATTTCAAGCAAAGTCATGCTATTGCCTATGCACATCTGGTAGTGGTGCACATGAACCTGCTGGAAGAAAATCCTAAGTCATGCGTTTCACCAGAGTAATGCTACGGCGCTTTACTCGTTTCTTGGTGAGTTCATTCATGCTAGGTGCTGGACCATGCAGAATCAACAGTCCTTTGTTATTAAAGGTTCGTAAATAGGGCCTAAATACACCCCAATCTTCCCGTAAAAATAAGTTGATGGGTATCAATCTATTGCTTTCCCACCACCAGGTATCCCCCAGTTCCAGGAATAATTTTCTCAAATCCTGGCTGACTATGCTACCATAGTCATAAAATGTTGTTACGGAATCATCACGGTTCTGTATGACACCCACATATTCTTGCCCAGCATAGCTTAATACGCTTATGAAAGGATGCGTGTCAGTCAATTTTTGGAAAAAATCATTAATCATAAATACAATGTAAAGGATCCGAACCGTGGCAGCACAAACCCAAGTCTATTTATACAACCAAAGGCAGTATGTAGTTTTATTGGAACCGGGTGCCCGCGCAACTATAAGGTATGAAAAAGTGTACGCCAAAGAATTAACAATACATCGAGGTGTAGATAACCTCTTGGAATTTGCTTTTATAAATCAAGAGCAAAAGCCCGTAAACATAGCAGGCAAAGAAATAACTTGCCGCATACTAAATTATGACGGCACTGAGGTACTACTACAAAAAACACTAGTGCCTAAATTGCCTATTACTGGGATTACCACTCTGCAACTGACCATAGCAGATATTGAAAACATCCCCAGTCAATATTGTTACTACAGTTTAGAAATACCAGTAAATGATTTTGATTATCCAGTATTTGTTGATGCCAATGGTGGTGCCCGTGGTAAAATCAATATTGTGAACAGCGTGTTACCAGCATTTGTTCCTGCCAGAGAAATAACTATTCCCAGTCATTTGCCACCCACACCCAATGCTAACATTCCCAACATTACATACTATAGTAGTGTGATTAACACAAAAGAATTTCCTGTGCTCACAGTTCAAACCAAGTATGAAGAATTTACTGGTAATATAACATTTCAAGGTAGCACCACTGCTGACTTCGCTAATCCTTATCCCATTCTGGGACCACTGGCTTACAGCAATAGCGGCACTATTAATAATGTACAAATACAAACCAGTGATGGCCATTTCACATGTGCCAATACTGACTTGTTACGAGCCGGCAGCACGGTAACAATAACTGGCACTAATACTGGTTCAGGCAGTATAGTGGGTTATTCAAGTGGAGTTAGCTATTACATCTGCCAGAGTAATGGAGTAAATAATTTCTTGTTGAGCAGCCTGGCCAATGGCAATCCCACCATTGCCACAACAGCTGGCACAACAACCGGACTTACATTCACTGTGAATGGCTATACTGGTGTTGATGGTCACAACATTGTGGGCTATCATCCCTATGTGCGCCTGCAAATTATAAACAATGGTACCAATCCCATACTTGTGGGCAATACCAATGTGCTCAGTGGTGATCTGGTAGAGATACTGGCCAGATAAATCCAACGCTGTTGTTTTTTGTTGCTGAATCGTGTAAACTCTAACTCATGTTAGATATTCTGGCTGTTCTTCCCGGAAAAAAGAAGCATACGCAAAGTGGTTGGTATGCTTTTAACGGGGTATGTTGTCACAATCGTGGTCATAACATAGACCGACGCGGCCGTGCAGGCATAAAGTTCACTGGTGATACTAGCTGGAACTATCATTGCTTCAATTGCCAGTTCAAGTGTGGCATGACACTGGGCAAACATTTCAGTCGTAATCTCAAACAGCTATTAGCCTGGAGCGGTCTTGACACACAGGAAATTGATCGACTGAGCTTTGAAAGTTTCAGTCAGCGAAGCCTGCTGGACATGGTGAGAACGCAGCCAGAAAACCATGAAATAAAATTCTTGGGCATGCGTTTACCTGAAGGTGCCCGGCCAGTTACCCATGAAGCCCGAGATAAATTTCATCAAGACTATCTGGCCACACGTGGATTCACTGTGGACGATTACAAGTTCTATACTGTGGATGATGAAGCCAGACCCAGGATCATACTGCCCTATTTTTATGAAGGTCGTCTTGTGGGAAATACATCTAGATTTTACGATGGCCGGCGCCCTAAATACCTGTCCGAACAACAGAAAGGTTATGTGTTCAACATAGATGCCCAACATCCAGACTGGAGCGCATGTATACTCACTGAAGGACAGTTTGATGCATTGAGCGTGGGTGGTTGTGCATACATGGGCAGTAACATCAGTGATGACCAGGCCAGATTACTGAGTAGACTACGCCGACGCATTATCGTAGTACCAGATCAAGATGAAGCAGGATTGGAAATTTGTGACCGTGCTCTGGAATTGGGTTATCAGGTAAGCATACCCAACTGGAGTGATGAAGTCAAAGATGTTAATGATGCAGTTGTAAAATATGGCAGGTTGCCCACTCTGCTAAGTATACTTCAGAGTGCCACTGCAAGTAAAATAAAGATAGGTATGGCCAGAAAGAGATTTAAATGACAGAATATAGCCGCGAAATACAAGAAGTTTTCATTCGCATGATGATAACTGATTACAGTTTGTTCACTCGTGTGAGCAACATCATGAATGTGGAAAACTTTGAAAAAGGTTTGCGACCCACTGTAAAGTTTCTGAAAGAATACAGCGAGAAGTACAACAGCCTGCCCACTAGCACACAAATCAATGCCACTACTGGTGCCATTATTGATGTTATTCCGGGCATGCGTGACAGCGATGTTGAATGGTTTCTAGATGAGTTTGAAGGCTTTACCAAGCGTCAAGAACTTGAACGAGCCATTCTGAAAGCAGCCGATCATCTGGAAAAAGGTAACTTTGATCCTGTAGAAAAGTTAATCAAAGATGCAGTTCAGATTAGCTTGCAAAAGGACATGGGCACAAACTACTTTGCTGATCCACGAGCACGACTCATGGCCATCAAGAACAACAATGGCCAAATCAGCACTGGCTGGCCCTGTCTGGATGCCAAACTGTATGGTGGATTCAATCGCGGTGAACTACAAATCTTTGCAGGTGGTTCAGGCTCAGGCAAAAGTTTGTTCATGCAGAACTTGAGTGTGAACTGGGCACTGGCTGGCTTGAACGGTGTGTACATCAGTCTGGAACTCAGTGAAGAACTATGTGCCTGGCGTATGGACAGCATGATGACTGATACTGGCACACGTGATGTGTTCAAGAACCTTGATGATGTGGAAATGAAAGTCAAGATGCTAGCCAAGAAGGCCGGGCAGTTTCACATCAAATACTTGCCGGCACAAAGCACAGTGAATGACATTCGTGCTTATGTAAAAAATCTTGAGATTGAGTCTGGTATCAAGGTGGATTTCTTGTGTGTTGACTACTTGGACTTGTTGATGCCAGTGAGTGCCAAAGTCAGCCCCAGCGACTTGTTCGTCAAAGACAAATATGTGAGTGAAGAAGTGCGTAATTTGGCCAAAGAA